GGGTATATCACTTATGAGGAATTGCGTGGATATAACGATGCCCATATTGCTACTGCACTCCGGAATATCGTCCCAAAGTTGGAGGTGACGGCATGAGTAAGGCATACGGAATCGGAATATCATTCACTACTAGTAGGGAACTAACCCAGGACGAGTTGGATCACCTACTTAGTACCGTGGCGGTGCAGATTGAAGCACCAACGGCGTTCAATGGATTTGACAGGGCATCGTTCACCGTGTCTAATTGTGCATACGATCTCTTCGATAATGAGGTGACCGCATGAACTACGAGGAATGGTCGGCTATCGGTCACGCTAACGGCTGGCTCGGTGTACGCCGTGACAATGGAACGACATCGACATCGGGTGCTAAGGCAATGACCGTTCGCGCAGGATCGCAAAGGGCAACGCTATTAGCCACCTATTATTCGGAGCAATACCTGACCGATGAAGAGGCAGGTAAGGTGAGTGGCCTTGCTGCACTCCCGAAGTGTTGCTATTGGAAACGGTGCAGCGAGCTACGCCAGGCTGGGTATATAAAGCCAAACGGGAAGACACGTGTCTCGACCGCAGGCGTTGAACAACAAATATGTCATATCACCGCCGAAGGAATACTTGCATTGGCGAGGATCGCATGAGGTGGTCGTGGCCTAGAAGGCGTGTTGTGTCGCCGTGTAGGTGGGTGCTTGTCCGTGATCGCGATGGGAAAACCTGGGCGGGTCCTTACCGGTGGCAGGGGCAGACATTCACGGCATCGGAACGGTTCTGGTATCTGTTCAACAACATTGACAGCGCGACTGCAGCTATTGATGGTCACGGTTTTGTTGGGGTGACAGTACAACAGATAGCATGATTTAGAGGTAAGGCAACGATTAAACGCTTGCGGGGTACCTACCCGTGACCGTGTTGCCACCATCGGGATCGCCTCCCCTCTCTACCCCGAAGGGTTGAGGCGATCCCTTTATTTTACGGACACCATCGGGATCGGTTTATGTTTATTACTGCACGTTGGTGGTTCTTTAACCGTGACGTGTGTAATCATGCGCTGTTGGCAACGCGGGCATGACCAATGTTCACCCTTCATATGTTGCCTGTTTCATATGTTCAGCTACCCATCGTGCCACGGGTGAGGCGACACCGTTACCGCATTGCTTATAGCGGTGAGTGTCAGCCTGCTCTGTGCCGTCAGCCTTGTACCTGGTGTGATCATCCGGCCAACCCATCAACCGTTCACATTCCAATGGTGTTAGTCGACGTACTGCCATCGGTTGGGCGATAAACATTTGGGCGTGATGCGACTGCGGTGATGGGCGCAACGCTGACAGAGCATTGGCATGATCTAGTTCTGTTGCGCTAAAGGTGTTGGCTTTCGCATCCTCGCGCACCGAATACGCGACCGCTTGCGCACCAGTTTGATCTAACGTGTATGAAGGTTCTCCATCGGAAGCAACACCGAAACCGTTCTGATGTTTCTCCATGTCGCGCCCATCCTGTATCGGATATGCAACAGATGGGGACTGTTGGCTTGACTTCAACGTCGGTGAAATATCTTCAGTTACATTAGCGTTGCTGCCGAACTGTGTGTCAAACGCTAAAGGAACAGCAATCATTGGGGTATTACCACCACCTGTACCCATCTTCGCATCAGAGGTGTTGAGCGAGCCTACGATTTCTGATCCGAGGATTCCACCATCGCTTCTAACGCTGTCTGTAATCGTGCTGGCAGCACTTTGCCTCTTCGGTTTGCTCTTCTTAGAATCCCCTCGCAAGCTTTGGCTGACAGGTAGTAGCGGGTTGGGACAGTTTGTGGCGATTGCAGGATCGAAGATAGCGATGACGAACACGCGCCTTCGTCGTTGGGGGATTCCGAAGTGTTGTGCATCGAGCATTGCCCATTCGATGACCATCGCCCCTGCTTGAGCCATTTCGTCGAGGATGATTCCGAAGTCAGCACCTCGGTTGGAAGATAACGCTCCTGCGACGTTTTCCCAAATAGAGATTCTTGGGTATGCATTGTTGGTTTCCTTTCGTAGTTCTTTGATGATTCGCATTCCTTCGTGGAATAGACCGGAGCGTTCGCCTTCTAGGCCTGCTCGTTTGCCTGCGACAGAGAGGTCTTGGCATGGGCTGCCCCAGGCGATGACATCGGGGTTTTGTCCGTGTCGGAGGATTTCTTGGGCGGTGAGGGTGGTGATGTCGCCCCATTTGGGGACGTCAGGCCAGTGGCGTTGGAGGATGTTGGTGGCGTGTTTGTCCCATTCGCATTGGTAGATGGTTTTCATGCCTGCTTGTTCGAGTCCGAGGTCGAAGCCTCCGACACCTGAGAAGAGTGAGACGACGTTCATGCTGTCTCCTCGTAGCTGATCCAGTCAGGCCAGATTTCTAGTGGGTGCATTCCCATTTGGATTGCGTAGCGGTCGGCGGTGTATTCGTCGATGGCGCAGGTGGGGTTGTGTCGCCAGCGGTGGATGATGGTGCGTGATACTCCGAAGTGTTCACCGATCACTCGGTCGCCCATGCCATCGGGGAAGAGTGCGAGCAGGGGTTGTACGGGGAAGTATTTCAAGTTCTTTCTCATGACGCCTCCTTTGCGTTGTGAGTTGGGGTGGGTTGAGGTTAGTCGGTGTCGTCGTCGTTGGCGATGAAGAGTTTGGCGATTCTTAGTTTTTCTGCTGCGGATGCTGATTCGAGTAGGCCGAGGGTGGTTGAGGCGGTTTGGTTGGTTTGGCAGGCGACCCAGAATGATTGTTCGCCGGTGAGGGTTTCTGTGGTGGCGACGATGACGTAGGCGGTGACGTGGGCTTGTGCTTGTGCTTCGATGTAGTCGGATATTGGGTCAGTCATCGTCGTCGATTCCTCTGTCTCCGCACCAGGGGTGGGGGTGTGGGTTGCATGGGCAGGGTTGGCGTTGTCCGTTACTCATCGGAGAGTTCAGCGTAGTTGGCGTGGCTCATGGTGAGGAGTCGGCCGTCTTGGGTGATGGCGATCCAGGTTGGTGCGTCGGGGTCGCATCGGCAGCCTTCGAGTTGTCGAGGGTTGTGTTTGACGAGGTGTTGGCATTTGAGGCAGACGACGGCGTGGGTCACAGGTTGTCCCTCCGTTCTTGTTCTTCGATGAGCATTTGGAGTGTGCCGAGGTATCCGGCTGCGTCAATCAGGTTGTCTTCTTTGTGCATGTTGCATTCACGGCTGATCTTGACACCGACCATGCACAGGGCGACCTGTTCGGCGGTGATGGGGATGCCGATGATGGCTGTCCAGATTTTGGCGGTGCGACTGAAGTCGTCGAGCGGGTGTCCGTAGTCGTCTTGGCGTTTGCCGTTGATGAGGAAGTCTGCTTCTTCGAGGATGTTCATGTTAGGACGCCAGGATGATGAGGACGATTGCGAGTCCGAATAGGAAGGCTGCGGCTACTTCGATTCTCACAGCTCACCTCCGGTTGCGATGAGGACTTGGAGGCGTGAGATGTCGGACTTGAGTTGTACGAGCATCTTTCGGGTTTCTTCGAGTTGTTTGACGGCATCTCGGAAGTACCCGAGGATTTCGTCGCGTTCCGCAGTCACGCTTTCCAGTGCGGTTGAGAGTTCGCTGATGCGTAACTGGTTCTCCACGTTGAGTTGGTGGAGTGTTTCGGGGTCGTATGTCATTTCTTGGTTCTCCTTTGTAGTTCTGTTTCCAATGCTTTGAGGGTCTTGAAGAATGTGTCTTGTTCAGACTGTCCTACGACGAGTCTTTGCAGGAACTTGATGGTGTTCCTTAGGTCGTTGATCGTCACTTCGTCTCCTGGTTGGGTGGGGGTGTAACAGGCAGGTGGCGCATCGGGGGGATGAGGAGGTGCCACCTGCCTGTCACGGATTCACCACAGTTCGGTTGATGCGTCCTGTGGCTTGGGTGCCTCGACCTTAGCCTTGTAGAGCTTCGGTGCGTTGAATCCCTTCTTCTTTTCTCCGTCACCGGAATATTTGACGGTGAGGGTTGCGCCGATCATGGTGGACAGTCCCGCAGCCTGGGCTGCTTCACGGATGGCCTTCACCATGTTGCCTCGTGCCCAGATGTTGCCGAACTCGCCGTTGTTTTCGACGGTGAACACGAACACGAATCGGGTGTCCCCGTTCGGCCAAGTCTTGACGTTGCCGTCTGGGTCACGGTCTTCGAGTTTCTTCACTTCGACGACACGCCCTGTGTGGGTGTCGTTGACGTTCTCGAACTTGAGGGCAGGATATTTGCTCCCACCTTCGCTCATGAATACGTCGGTCATTGCATGCCTCCTTCAGAGGTTTTGGGGATGATTTGGAACTTGCTGGTTTGCGGGTCATACGTGAGGTCGTAGGCGTTCACGCTCAACATGAAGCAGGCTTCAGCGAACCGTGTCGCCTGGTTTGCGTTCATGTTGGCGAGGCCGTCTGCGACCTTGCTGTATGTGTTTCCTGATGCGAACCCCGCAAGGTCGCGTATCAGGTCGGTGTCGAACTGGTTTGAGGTGATGAGCCAGTAGATACCTCTGGCGATCTCGAACCTTCGACGCGAGTTGATTTCCGAACCGAACCCGCAGCCACCCTGCTCCGCATATTGGAGAGCTGAGTGGAAGTAGGCACGATTGCGGTTTTGGAGTTTGGCGATGAGTGACTTGAGTGTCTCAACCGAGGCGATGTCGGCTGGGTCTTGATCCATCATCTGCCCCTCGAAGTCGTCGATGACGGTCATGGCTTTGCCTCCTTGACGATGTTGACGAGTGTCGCCATGCGAACCGTAGCGGCATCCATGAACGATTCCCAATCCATCTCACGCAGCATGGCGAAGTCCATCTCCAGTTCTTCGACGACGACGGACATGAAGTTCTTGTTGTTCGGGTCGCCTTGTGAGACGGCATTGATGCGCCGGATGCGTTGAATTGCGTCGTCTGCGTTGATGCCGTATCCGAACGGATGCGTTGGGAGTGCTGGTTGTTCAGCCATTGGTGGCCTCGCTCATCGCATCCTCGAACGTGTCGCTCTTGCGACGCTTCTTCTTGGGGAGGGTTGGGTCGGTTTCGCCGAATGGGTGGTCGATTTCGGCTTCGACTTGTTCGACGATTTTGACGATGCGGGTGAGTGCATCCATGTCGGCGTCGGCGATGCGTGGCGTGTCTTGCGGCCAATAGAGGCGCACGGTGGCTTGAGCATCGGTTGGGAGTGCGACGATCCGGTTGGTGAGCCAGGTGCGTCGGGCGGTGATGTCGGCCTGCGGAATCGGACTTTCCGCAGGCTCGACAACCCTCCGCTTCTCTTCGGAGAACTTGTACGGCTTGAACAGGTCTTTGCGCTTACGCCAGTTGCGTACAGCGAGCGACTGGTGGAGTGCATCGAGTCCTGCTTCGATGTTGACTTCGTAGAAGTCGCATCGTCCTTCGCCTGCTGGCAGGTGACAGATGATGCCTTTCGTCTTGCTGATCTCAGGCATTGGGGTTCGTGTGCCGGTCTTCCAGTCGTACACCCATTGAGCGTTCGCATAGGCAGCGAGCTGGATGCTGATTTCGCCGTGCGCGTAATCGAGTGAGGTGCCTGTCTTCAGGTCGAAGATGACGAGTTCTCCGCTCATGGTTTTGACGATGCGGTCGGCGGTACCGGCGTACTCGAGGTCGTCGTGAATGAGCAGGACTTCGATGAAGTCGGTCAGCATCTCGATCCCGTAGGCCTGTGTCGCGATCCGATAGGTGTCGATGTCCTCTTGTAAGCCTGGGAGAATCTGTGGCTTCTTGCCGAGGTCAATCTGCTGGGTGATGGCGTGAAGCGCGGTGCCGAGGTTCGCTCGACTGTACGCACCGGCAGCATCGATGCATTCGTTGGCGATGCGGTTGAGCTTGTCGCGGTCGCTAATCGCCGTTGATGCTTGTGCGAGCAGGTCTGGGCGTTGTACGACACCAGTCAAGGCCATGCGAACCTTCCAGTCGGCGAGCGATGCGGTGTCGCTCAACGTCTTGGCGATGGTGGTGACTCGGGTGTAGCCGACGGTCTTGCCGTCTGGTCGCTCAATCTTGTATCTGCCCCATCGATCTTTCGGGGCTTCTTCGATGTTGAAGTCGTCGGTTGTCATGTTTCGCAGGCCTCCTTATGGCTTGGGAATCTTGGGGTTCTGAACTTTACACCTTTTGAGGTGCGTGTCAATCATTCCTCGGGGGTGTATTGGGGTTGTCGCCGAAGTCAATAGCAGCCAGCAGGGATGCCCATACCCAAGCAGGCATGATTGCGTACCATTCATCAACATCCATTGAGCCTCCACGCTTCACGATCAGGGTGCCAGTCCAAGCGTCAGCGTTCTC